CATGCTTGGGAATGCCTCGTTCATCTCATGAAACGCCTTGATGCCAGAGAAGATGTAGTTGGAGCGAGTGAGCCGCTCACGCATCTTGGGAGTCATCTCCACCTTCTCGAAGCTGGAGTCCAGAACCCCTGCGTGGGTGTTGATGAAGTCTTGCGCCTCGTCACTTGCCAGGATGTTGATGTCGAGCTGTGCGCCCTTCTGACGGAACAACCCTTTCATCAGTTTATTAAACTTACTAGAGAGTTTTGATTTGATTTCCTGCCATTCCTTGTCGCCCATGAGCGGTAAGGTGTCGGGTACATTCATGCCCTGGAGTATCTTTTCGTATCGCTGGTGTAGCCCCTCGTAGTCCTTGGGGCTCAGTCGAAAAAATTCTTCAGCTGCTTCTCTTTGCCATCCTTTTTATCATCATCCTTGCTATTGGATTCTCCACTCTTCACTCTTCCCTCTTCACTCCCGAACGGCATCGCCGTTTGGATTCTCTCTCCTACGGGCATATTGTACTTGTCGGCGAAGTACTTGCCGTCTACCTCGTATCGGTCGGTTATCATCTTCTCGTACTCCATTTGCTGCTCGGGGGTGTAATCCACGCTCTCGTCCCATGCGAAGTGATAGCCTCGGAGAGGGAATCCGTGACGGATCATACGAGGGATGAGCTGGTTGTTGATGGTATAGGCAAGCACCTTGGCATCCTGCTCCACCAGGTTCTCGAACACCTTGAGGTGGGTCTGGCTCTGGGAGAGGCTGGAGCCGTCCTCGATGGTCATGGTCTGTCCGATGATGAGCTTGGAGATTTCCGAGTTGGCACGGTCCACCCGCTTGTCGTATACATTGTACGAGTCGCTCTTGGCGGTCTCTACAAACTGCAGGGTGGTACCGTCGGGGAAGAGTCCCCATGGGGCTAAGTCCATGCTCTTAAGCATCTCCTCTATGCGCTGCTGGTCTGCCTTGTCGCGGCTGTTGGTGGTAGCCACGCGGATAGGCATGCCGAAGAGCTCAGAGAACACATCCCACGAGGCGAGCACGTTCTTCTTGGGTATGGTGTGGAGCGATGCCTTCAGATAGAGTCCGAGGCTGTCGGGAGAGCCTGCCTCGATGAGGTTGTGGGTCCAGGCAGGGTCGTGGTAGTCGATGCCCGTGGTCCAGTCTTGCCCCAGGTCGGTTATCACCACGTGGTGCTCCGGTATGACGTATCTGCGGTCTACGAGCTTCACGTCTTGGTAGCAGGGGCATCCGTCGCCGTCGGTGGTGATGTCGCCCAGCTCTACGAGCGAGTGCCCCCAGTAGTTGGCCTCCAGTATATAGCGGCAGAGCTGTGCGAACCACTCCTGCTCGAAGTAGTGCTTCAGCTCGTCTTGCGGCTGGCCGTTCTTATCTTCGATGTTGAAGCTCTTGCCCAGCACGAAACCCATGCGCTGCTCCACGCATCCGGATAGGTGGCCGTCGATGTCGGTGTCTCGGTAGATGTCGTAGAGCACACGTCGGTCTGGATATTCCACGCAGAGTGCCGCCTGCCATGCCCTGCGCCATTTCTGTATGTCGGCGCGTGTGAGCGCCTCGGTGGTGCGCTGTATCTGCGATATGATATGGTTGGCTTGCTTGCGCCCCTTGCCGGTACCCACCAGCTCGATGTCGCCAAACTTGGTGTGCCACACCTGCGGCTTGCCTATAAGTCCTCGCCATCCGTTTTCGAGGCGATTGAGAATGATGTCTTTATCCATTATCCATTATTAATTATTAATTATCAATTACCAGCTGTGGCGATCGGGACCGTTGCCCCAGACCACGCCGCTGCTGCACTCGGTGCCTTCCTCATCGGTGGCGAGCGGCAGGTCGGGCACTATCTTGCCCGCCGCCACGCCCTCCAGCCACTTGATGGCTCGCTCGTAGCGTTCCTTTCTCACCTCCGAGCCCATGCGCTGCGGCTGGGCGGCTATCATATTGTAGAGGGCGATGTCTGCCACGTACATCACGAGCTGTCGGTTGCGCTGGTCGCCCTCGGCTGCGAATGTCTTGTCTACGTCGTATTTGGGGCGCAGGTATCCCGCCGCCTCCTCTATGGCTTCGAGTATGGCGTTGTCGGCGTTGGTCTCGTCATCTTGTTTGATGACCTTGAGGGCGGCTTCCGATGCCACCACCTTGAAATCTTCTTGTGTTATAAACATATTACCATGCGTTTTTAGGGGTTCTACGCTTTCCTATCTTGGGCTGGAAAGCTTCCACCCTGCCTTGCTTCTGTAGGATGAAGATGGCACCCTCGTCGGCATCGGGGGCATCATCGTGCTCACGGCTGCCATGCTCCAGACTGAGGGTCTGGTCTATGCCCACCTGCATGTCTTGAGAGTCTTTGAGGGCTTCGTTGTAGTAAACCAGGCCTCGCTCCCAGAGTGGCGCCACGCTCTCGATGCGCTGCAGCTTGTCGGGCTTCTTGCGCTTGTCCATGGAGATGGGCAGCTGGTAGCCACGTATCTCGCCCTCCTTGTAGAATTCGTCGAGGGCGGTGTCTTGCATCAGGTTAGCCTCCATGTAGAACTGGATGCTTGCCCCTTGCTCCATGGCACGCTCGTAGAGGTCGTAGAGCCAGCGCACCATCTCGCCCGTGGTTGCCTGCCTTACGAAGCAGTCGATGAGGTGCAGCTCATTACCCAGCTTGCCCCAGAGTCGGCACGCCTTGTAGTCGTTGGCGGTGGTGCTCTTCCAGCTAGGGTCGGTATAGCATACCAGCGACTCGTACTTGGTAAGCTTAGGCATCTTGCGGTACTTGATCCATTCGTGGCGGAAGATGGTACCATCCTTGATAGGATTGTGCATCATCTCCTTCTCCCAGTCTCGGTAGCCCACGAACTGGCGGTAGGCATTCGCCTCCTCCTTGGTCCACTTCTCCCGCCATACCGGGTTGCCGTCCTTATCCACGGCATACACCTTGCTAAGGAACACGCCCTTGGTATGGGCTATGTTGTAGAGCACGGAGTTCTTCGAGATGAGGTTGCCCACCATGATGAAGCGGCCCCTGCCCACGTCGAGCGAACCGAAGAGCGCCGACTTGACCCACGAGGTGAGCTCGCGGACTCGCTTCTCGTTCTTGATGAGCTCATCGTCATCAAGGTCGTCGATGACGATATAGTCCGGGCGCGCCTCACGGTCTCGGAGTCCACGAGGACTTTGTCCACGGCCACAGGCGAGGAACTTAACGCCACACTGCGCCTTGAATTCGCCATCGGTCCAGTCGCCGCCAGCGGGTTTCTGCTCGCCGAAGTCACGTCTCAGTCGGTCGTTGCACTCCAGCTCTGCCTGGATGTCTCCGAGGAGTCGGCAGGCAGCATCCTCGCTCTTGCCCACCACGACCATGAAATTAATGAGCCTTATAGGCTGGAACATGAGCCAGAGCGGCGTGAACACATCCATGTGGGTACTCTTGGCATGTCCACGAGGCCACATGAAGACCGCCTTAAGATTGGCGGTGGTCTTCACCTTCTGTGCGGCCTGGTTGTGGAATGGCGCATTGTGTATGGTGCGTATTACCTGCCCCGTGGTCTTATCCTTGAGTTGCAGGAAGTGGGGGAAGTAGTACTCGCAGAAGGCGGCGTAGTTGCGCTGCAGCCTGCTGATGCGAGCCTCTCTCTCCTCCTTGCCCTCCGGAGCCATGAGCGAGGTATCCGTGATGGCCTGTGTCTGCTTGCAGTGCTCATGCCAGGCATCGATGGCCTGCTTGCGTTCTGATAATGTAGCCATGATTATTTATTTATAGGTCGCAGCTGAAGCCGCTCTGCATCTTCTCCGAGATGAAGAGATCCTGGTAATAGTTGAACGTCTTCAGGAGCTCCGGGGTGATATTCTTGTCGGTCTGCGCGCGGAACTGCATCCACTTGCTGAACGCCATGAACACCTCGATGGCATCCACCACGTTGGCCTTCTTGTCGAGTTTCTCGATGGTGGATGCCATCTTGGCGAGCTTGTCGCTCAGGCCAGCCATCTCCGCTGCGTCCTCCGAGGCGTTGACCTGCGAGATAAGACGGTCTATGGAGACGAGGAGCTTGTTGACGAGTTCGGGGCGGGTGATGCTGGTGGCAGCCCGTTGCTCCTTCCATCCCCCTGCGTTCGCCCACTTGCTGAGGGTCTGTCGAGATACCTCTATCTGGTCTGCTATCTCGTTCTGGTCCTTGCCTGCCATATAGAGCGTGCGGGCTAGGTCTTTTTTCTTTTCTAATTCTGCTTTTGTCATCGTTCTAATACTGTTATAATGTGAATAAAATGGTCGGATAGCCCATGAGCCTCCGCGAGATCTGTGTGGCGCATGGGTGGTAATCCTGATGCAAAGGTTGCTATATTTGGGCAATCGGGCAAAAAAGTATGAAATCATTTCATACATTTATGAAACCATTTCATACTTTTTTGGCGGTTTGGGGGCTTGCACGTATCTTTGCATCGTGATTCGGGAGCACACGGATCTCACGGATTTCTATCCGAGTTATTCATATTATATATACATACATATGGGAAAGAAAGTAAGAATTAGCGACGAGAGCGTCAACTGCTACGGCACGCGCATCATCACCAGCGGCATAGACCTCTCTCAGTACGAGAAGAACCCAGTGTTGCTCTACATGCACGACCGCTCGAACGGCGTGGTGGGTCTGGTTAAGAACATCCACGTAGACGGCACGGAGCTGCTGGGCGAGCTGGAGTTTGACGGAGCCACCGAACTCTCGCAGCGACTCAAGAAGCAATACGAGTTTGGCTCGATGCGCATGGTGAGCGGCAATTTCCAGATCATCGAGACCTCCGGTGACAAGGACTTGGTACTCGACGGCCAGACCGCCCAGACCATCATCAAGTGCAAGCTCTTCGAGGTGAGCGCCGTAGACATCGGCGGCAACGACAACGCCATCGTGCTCACTGCGCCCGACGGAAAGGCCATACCATTGGCGGGGCAAGAGGGCAACGCCAGCCTGCCCCTATTAAATAATGTAAACAATAACCCTTTAAAGAAAGAAGAAATGGAATTAAAAGCATTAGCCATCGCGTTGGGGCTCAAGGAGACCGCCACCGAGGCAGAAGTAAACGCAAAGATTTCGGACTTGAAGCTTGCTGGCGCCAAGGTGGCGAGCCTTGAGACCCAAGTGAAGAACCTCCAGACTCAGCACGAGGCCGAGCAGAAGGCTCAGGAACAGTTGCAGCTGGCAGCCATCAACCAGGCTGTGGAGACCGCCATCCAGGAGAAGCGCATCGCCGCCACGGTGAAAGACCATTTTGTGGAGCTCGGCAAGAAGGTGGGTCTCGACACCCTGAAGCTTACCCTCCAGAACATCCCGGCGCAGCAGAAATTGAGCGGCTCGTTCGCCCGCTCCGCCAGTGGCGAATTTGTGCAGACCGCCGAATATACGAAGCTGAGCCAGGTGCCAGCCGACAAGATCGACGAATTGCGCGACAAACACCGAGACGAGTACATCAAGCTCTTCAAGGCAGAGTATGGCTTGGAGCCAGACTTTGCGGAGCACCACTAATTGAGTGATAAACTATAAAACGTAAATTATAAATAATAGCATCAGATGAAAGCAATTATCAAGATTTGTACGGCGTTGCTCTTAAACGCCGTGGTGGGTGCCATCGCAGCATCCCTCTTGGGTTTCGACGCTATGGTGGGTGCCCTGGTGGCAGCCGTCTTATCGGTAGCGTTGGGCGAGTTTATGCCTAGGGGCGCAGCCTGCGCTGGCGTGCTCACCGAGGTTTGGACGGGCGAGCTCATCAAGCTCTTGCGCTCAGGCTTGGACGGCAGCTGGCTCCAGGGCATCAGCGACCAGTCGAGCCTTGTAAACAACGATGTGATCCACATGGTGATGGCGGGCATCGACCCTACCGTGCTGGTGAACAACCAGACCTATCCTATCCAGATACAGGAGTTGGACGACGGCGACAAGACCTTCCGGCTGGATAAGTTCCAGACCAAGGTAATCCCAGTGACCGACGACGAGCTCTATGCTCGCTCTTACGATAAGATGGCTCGCGTGAAGGAGAGCTGTGGCAACGCCATCAACGATGCCAAGTTTGCCAAGGCAGCCCACGCCCTCTGCGCCACCAAGAACACCGCCACCACCCCAGTGCTGAAGACCACTGGCGAGCGTGACGCTGCCACCGGGCGCATCAAGCTCTGCGTAGACGACCTCGTGGCGATGAAACGAGCCCTCGACAAGCTTCACGTGCCAGCCGAAGACCGTCGCCTCGTGCTCTGTCCAGACCACGTGAACGACCTCTTGGAGACCAACCAGGCATTCCAGCAGCAGTATAACATCGACCGCAACGACGGCAAGGTGGGCAAGCTCTATGGTTTCGACATCTACGAGTACGCCTCCAACCCTACCTACAGCACCACTGGCGAGAAGAACGCCTTGGGAGCCGAGACAAAGACTGGCGAGTTCCAGTGCTCTTTTGCCTTCTACACCAAGCGCGTGTTCAAGGCCACGGGCAGCACGAAGATGTACTTCAGCCCTGCCGAGAGCGACCCACAGAACCAGCAGAACCTGCTCTCTTATCGTCACTATTTCATCTGCCTCCCTATGAAGGAAGACGCAGGCTGCGTGATGATGAGCGACTACGAGGCTGGCGAGTAAGTAATCATTAAGGTAAAAAAGAAAGGACAACAAAAGCTATGGCACGGATGAAATATCTCGTGATACACTGCACAGCTACGCCTGAGGGTCGGGAGGTGACAGCCGCCGACATCAGGCACTGGCACTGCGACCCCGTGGCGAAAGGTGGCCGAGGGTGGAAACAGGTGGGCTATACCGACCTCTTCCACCGGGACGGCACCCGAGAGCGACTGGTAGACAACAACGAAGACGCAGAGGTAGACCCGTGGGAGGTGACCAACGGTGCGGCTGGCTTCAACTCTGTGAGCCGCCACGTGGCGTACGCCGGAGGTTGCGCCAAGGACGGCAAGACCCCGAAGGATACCCGAACCCTGGCACAGCAGGCAGCTCTCACAGCCTATGTGAGAGACTTCCACGAACGCTTCCCGGAGGTGAGGATCGTTGGCCACAACGAGCTGAACCCGAAGAAAGCCTGCCCCTCGTTCGACGTGCAGAAGTGGCTCCGCTCGATAGGTATCAGGCAAACATAAAGAAGAGCGTGTAAGTTTTTAGTCATATTATATTGGTTTAAGTTAAAGTTAGAAGGGTGATGGTAGATACTTTAATGCAATTTCTCACCTGGGCTATCCCAAGTGGCGGCATTGGTGCTGCCATCACCTGGATAGCCAACAGAAAGGTGAAGCAGGCTGAGGGTGCCAAACAGATACACGACACATACAAGACGATGTATCAGGACATCAGCCGCGAGTGGGTGGAAACCCAAGAGAAACTAGAAAAAAGCGCAAAGGAAAATGCAAAGGCAATCGAAGATCTCAACAAGGAGAATGCTCGCACACGCAATGCACTCAACCGTCTCTCGCGTGCCATCGAGGCTATCCAGCTTTGTCCTCATCGGGCTTCTTGCCCTGTTAGCGGCGAGCTGCAGAACAGCGAAGACGACCCAGACCGAGCAGACACACCAGAAGGTGGAGGCAAGCGCAAGCCAAGACAGCAGCGCAAGCCTAAGCCAGCAGGTGGAGAGTCTGAAGGTAGTGACAGTGGTGGAAGACCGCTGGACGGAACAGGCGTGGATCATCACGCCCCTGCCCGACGGGAGCGTGGAGCTGAAAGGCAAGACGCATGAGCAGCGCAAGGCCGACAGCACCGTGACGGTGAAAGCCGAGACGAGACAACGGCAGACCGCCACCGTAAACAAGCGACGGCGAGAAGAGGATAAGAACGATGTTAGAACGACATCCAAACACCCTCCTAACGAGGTTGCAAGCATTCTCTTGATTTGGCTCACGGGCATCGTAGCCCTGGTGGGCATCGGGTATTATTTAGTGAAACGTCAAAACAAAGAAAAGAACCATGGATAAAGTATTAGACGGCACCGACCTCATTCTGAGCGTAGGTGGCAACGCTCTGGGCTATAGCACGGGGTGTAAGATTACGACCAGCACTGAGACTGGCGAGCGTGTAACCAAGGAGGCTGCCGCTGGCAAGTGGAAGGAGAAATATGTGAAGAGCTTCTCGGAGAGCATCAGCGCCGACGGCGTGGTACTCGTAGACGGTGCCACAGAGACTCCTACCTACGACCAGCTGAAGGATCTCTTGACAGCAGGCGAGCCTATCGAGTGTACCTACAGTGTACGCGATGGCAGCACTCGCAACGGCAAGACAGCGGGGCAGTACAAGGGCAAGTACATCATCACCTCGCTCGACCTCGACGGCCAGGCAGGCGACGATGCCAAGTATAGCATCCAGCTTGAGAACAGCGGCAAGGTGGAGAAGGTGGGCACTGGCTTGCAGGGTACCGCCGCCCCACAGAGCAGCTCTTCCTCTGAGCAGAAGAGCGTGAAATAACATAACATCGAAACTTTTTATTAGCATTGGTATAGATGAAAAAGATCATGATCGAGGTGGGCGGCAAGGCGTATCCTTGCCGCCTCACCATGGGAGCGATGCTCCTCTTCAAGCAAAACACGGGCAAGGACGTGAGCCAGATAGACCTCGACAACGTGGAGGAGGCCCTGCGGCTGATGTGGTGTTGCGTGGTGAGCCAGTGCCGTGCCGAGGGTGTGGATTTCGAGATAGACTTCCAGCTCTTCTGCGACCTGCTCTCGCCCGAAGACGTGGCGAGATGGAACCAGGCTCTGGCAGAGAACACCGAGAGCGAAAAAAAAAGCGAGGGATAGACGGCGCGGATGATGGCGCGGAGAGTGCAGACATAGAGACCTTGCTAGGGATTGCGATGGGGTGCATGGGAATGAGTACAGACGACTTTTGCCGATGCGCCCCTTCGGAGTTTTATGCAGCCTACGAGGCATGGGGCGAGATGCGGCAGCAAGACGACCGTGGCAGGTGGGAGCGCACGAGGATGATGTGCCTCTGCATGCTTCAGCCCTACTCGAAGAGGCGGCTCAAGGCACGAGACATCTTGCAGTTTCCCTGGGACGATGAGGGCGAGAAACTGTCATCTTCCCGAAGCGGGGAAAATGATCTAAGCCACGAGGAACTCATGGCTAGGTATCGCAAGGCTAGGGAGAGAGCCGGGTTTGAGTAGCAATCTTCATCGCTCAAAATTCTGGTGCGTGAAAACATAGTATACAATGTAGACGCAGACTATGGCGGTGATGATGCAGCCGAAAGCCAACAGCGTTGCCTCTCCCGGAAACTTTTTGTAGAAATGGAGCAGAGCCTGCCAAAGAGAGCTGCTCGAGATATTGACAAATGCTATCATACTAGAAGTGTTTAATGAGTTCACGCTGCAAATATAAACAAATAATTTGGAACCAACAAATAAAAGCAAGATAATATGGCAAACCAGGTAAGCTTTACGATAAGACTCGACGACCATGGCACCTTCAAGCGAGTGACCATGAACGCCGAGGAACTGGGCAGGGCAGTGCGCTCCGTGCAAGACGAGAGCGAGAAAGCCAAGCGCAGCGTCATCTCGTGGGCAGAGGCTTCGCAGGCGGCCAGCGTGTTGCAGGATGCCGTCGGAGAACTGCACGAAACCATCAGCGACCTGACTGACGCATGGAAGGTGCAGATAGTAGCGGAAACCCAGTTGCAAACCGTGATGCGCCAGCGCATGGGAGCCACCGACGAGCAGATACAGAGCATCAAGGATCTCTGCTCGGCACAGCAGGAGCTGGGCGTGATAGGCGACGAGGTGCAGCTGAGCGGAGCCCAGCAGATGGCCACCTTCCTGCAAAACAAGCAGAGCCTCGACGTGCTCATCCCCGCCATGAACAACCTCGTGGCGCAGCAGAACGGGCTGAACGCCACCAACCAGGATGCCGTATCCATCGGCAACATGATGGGTAAGGCGATGCAAGGACAGGTGGAAGTGCTACAGCGCGTGGGCATCACCTTCGACGATGCCCAGAAGAAGGTGCTCCAGTATGGTACCGAGAGCGAACGTGCCGCCATGCTCGCCAAGGTAATCACCCAGAACGTGGGCAACATGAACGCCGAGCTCGCCAAGACCGAGAGCGGAAAGCAGAAACAGCTGGAGAACACACTGGGCGACATCAAGGAACAGCTGGGCGAGATGGTGGAGGGTTTGGAGCCAGCCATCACCTATCTGGCACAATTCTCCATGGCAGCTACCGGTATAGGCAAGCTTGCCACCTCGTTTATCGCCGTAAGCAAGGCCGTGGGGCTCACCACTGTGGCAGGCAACCTATGGAACGCCACCAGCGTGCGCATGAACGCCCTTACCACGACGTGCAGTGCCACGATGCGAGGAGCCGCCGTGAGCGCCACCACCCTGAAGCTCGCCATACAGGGGCTCATGATAGCCACGGGCGTGGGTTTGGCAGTGGCAGCGCTCACCACGGCGATCAGCTACCTGATGGGCAGTAGCGAGGATGCCGCCGAAAGCACCAACCGCCTTACCGACGCACAGCAGCGGGCACAGCAAGCCCACCAGCAGGAGGAACAACAGATGGCAGGCGTGAGGGGCGAGCTGATACAGAACATCGCCGCCCTGAAGAATTTCAAGGGTAGCAAGGAAGACGAGAAGAAACTGGTGCAGCAGATGAATACCAAGTATGGCGAGGCGATGGGCTACTACAGCACCGTGGCGCAATGGTACCAAGCCCTCACCGCCAACTCGAAGACCTACTGCGACCAGATGGTGAACGAGATACGCATACGCAACCTCGCCAACGACGCAGCCGATCTAGACCAGAAGATGCACGACACCATCTACGACAGCAACGGCAAAAAGAAGAAATTCAGTACCTCGGTAGACGTGAACGACCCCACGGTGAAATGGAAGAAGGTGTCTCCCAATGAAGTGGGCAAGAACACACAGATGATCAACGGCGAGTATTACAACCCCGTAAACTACAAGTCGCAAAAAGACAAGGCAGAGGACACCTACAAGTCGCTGAAGGCACAGCGGGATGCCAAGAAGCGACAGATGGAGACGCTCGCCAAGCAGGGACAGAACATCAAGATAAAACATACGGCGGGCTACAGCGCCACGCCGCCCTCCACCATCAGCGGCAGTCATACCACCGGACACACCACCCATGGCAACACCGGCGACGATGCCCCACTGCAAGGCAGCATCGACTGGTACAACAAGCAAATATCGAAGCTCACGAGCCAGATGAACGCCACCGCCACCGCCGACACCCGCAAGAAACTACAGAGCGAGATAGAAGGTTTGCAGCGAGAGCTGGGCATGGTGAAGGTGAAGGCTGGCATCGAGACACCGCCACCCATCGAGGTGAAGAAACAGGTGAAACCGATGGCGCAGCAGATAGAGGATGCCTTCGACGAGATGCAGCAGCACCTGAAGCAAAACCCCATCAAGGTGGAGGCCGACCCCAAGAAACTGGAGGAACTGGAGAAGAAGCTGAAGGATACCGAGCGGCTGATGTCGCTGGGGCATGTAGACCTGAAGAGCTACCAAGGCGTACAGCAAGAGCTGACCACGCTAAAGGGCATTACCGACCCTACAGCCAAGGGCATGGCGGTGGCCGGAGAGAGCTGCGCCATGCTGGGCAGTGCCCTGCAGCAGCTGGGAGCCAACTCGGCGGCAGCCAAGGCGGGCATGGTGATGGCAGCCATCGGACAGGTGGTGCTCTCCTTCGCCCAGGCACTCAGCTCGTGCAAGACGTGGGTGGAGTGGCTCGCCTTCGGCATCTCGGGCACGGCGCAGATGATAAGCATCATCTCCACGCTGAGCCAGTTTGCCACCGGTGGTATCGTGGGCGGCAACCAGAAGAGCGGCGACAACGTGCTGGTGCGCGTGAACTCGGGCGAGATGATACTGAACGCCGCCCAGCAAGCCCGCCTCTTCGCCCTCGCCAACGGTGCGGCGGTGTATGGAGCGAGCGCACAGGTGCAGACCAGCTTCGGGCAAGGCATCGCCCCTGGGGTGAAAGCCAACACCAGCGGGCTGCAAGGCATCGTCATCGAGCAAGGGCAGAACGCCCCCGCCAACATCAACCTGCGCCTACGAGGCAGAGACATCGTGGCGGCGGTGGCCAACGAGACCCGCAGCAACCGCAAGCGAAGCAACATCCGGATAGGCTAAAAACAATATTCTAACATCATTATAATATAATAGCAATGTATATCCATGGTTATTTCTACAACACTCACAGCGAGCGCATCGACCTCTATATCCTGACCCAAGGCGACCGCACCCAGCAACTGGAGGTGGGCAAGCAAGAAGACAAGGCAGAGATATGCTGGGGCGACGACCCGATGGAGCTCACCTCGCAGGTGAACGACACCTTCGACCCCCTGCTGTGCTCGCAAGCCAACGTCACCCTGCTGTGCCGCCACTACCTGCAAGACTTCTTCTGCAACTCTTGCCGCGACGCTGTGGTGAACATCTACAAGGGCGAGGCTTGCATCTTCGCCGGATATATCGAGCCACAGACCTTCTCGCAAGACTACAGCGAGGAATACGACGAGGTGGGGCTTACCTGCGTGGATGCCCTATCAGCCCTGCGATACAGCAACTACCAGGACATCGGGGCCCTGGGCGTGAACTACGCCGACGTGAAGCGCAAGGCACGGCAGCGCACCTTCGGCAGCATGCTGGAGGAGATGATAAAGGGCGTGACAGACGGAATAGACCTCAAGGACGGCAGCACCCCCAAGGTATTCTACGACGGCAGCAAGGCGGTGGATGCCACCGAGGCGCACCGCTACACCGTGCTCGACGACATCAGCGTGAGCGAGCTGCTCTTCCTGGGCGACGAGGAAGACGATGTTTGGACGCAAGAAGAGGTGGTGGAGGAAATGATGAGGTACCTGAACCTGCACCTGATGCAGGTGGGCAAGGACATCTACCTCTTCTCGTGGGAAACCCTTCGCAAGGGCGGCACCATCCAGTGGAAAGACCTCAAGGGCGGCGACCTGGTGAGCATGACCATGGGCGAATATGAGATACAGACCGATGATACCTCGGACGAGACTCCGCAGCTGAGCGTGAGTGCCACCTACAACCAGTTGCTCCTGACCGACAAGGTGGAGGAGATGGAAAGCATCGTGGAGAGCCCCTTGGACGGCAGCTCGCTCACCCCGGCATTCGGAGGCATGCAAAAATACATGACCGAGTACTCTGCCGACGGCAAGGCAAAGAGCGGTTTTCCCGCCTTCAGGGATATGGTGAAGGGCGTGGCTACCAGCTACGACCGGGCACAGATAACCGACTGGTTTGTGCAGGTGAAGACCCATGCCAGCTGGAAATTCTACACCAGCGACGGCAAGGGCACGCACGTGAACATCGCCGACGAATACTACAAGGGCGAGAACCAGCAACGGGTACTCACCGATGCCCTGCGCAAAGGCATCGGGGCCGCCATCGTGGCGATGGGCAGCGTGGAGAAAAAGAACGGCGGCAACGACAATTCGCCCGTCACCTCGGTGGCACTCACCGACAACCTGGTGCTGGCTGTGAACGGCAGCGACACTTTCCCTACCGAAGACAACATCCTGAAGGCTTGCCCTGTGGCAGAATACGTGGGCAACACGGCGGGCGGCAACTTCTCGCCGTCGGATGAAGACACCATCAACTATGTGGTGGTGAGCGGCAAGCTGGTGCTCAACCCCACCATGGACATGACGGGCAGGTACTCGGAAATCAAGAAAGCCGCAGAAAGCAGCGACCTGCTGGCATGGACCACATACCGAGGGGTATGCGTGCCCTGTCGCACCGACACCGGCGGCAGATGGTACACCTGCCAATACTGGAAGGCGAAGGGATGGAGAGACGAGGTGTCGCAAGACGACGATGCCGACAGCCCGGAGAAACGACGTGCCATCTATCCCTTCACCAACACCGGACCAGAGGAATACGAATTCAGCTACAGTGCCATCGGCGACTATACCGACAACGTCAGCAAGGTGGGCGTGGTACAGTGCATGCTGATCATCGGCGACAAGTGTGTGGTGGAGAAACAACCAGGAGAGACGCTCGGTACCGACAAGGCGGGTACCGGCAACGGAACCCCCGACGACTTCGTATGGCAGAGATACAAGACCCGCCAAGAATGCGCCAGCGACGACGAATATTACAGGCAGAGCTTCGCCATCGGCTTCGACCCCAAGCTGAAAGACAAGATAGTGGGCACGGAGTTCGACATCCAGAAGAACGCCCCCTATACGCTGGGCATATCGGCAGAGGGCACCGCCATACCGATACACAAGGCAGACCAAGTGAGCGGGCAGGTGCGCTTCCTGATACTGGGACCCGTGAACGCCGAATGGAACCAGATAACAAGGCGGCACCCTAGCTTCTGGCGGCACACCAAGTGGGGCTCGGAGAGCGTGTCGCTGCTACAGAAGATACAGAGCATCTTCATCAGAGACTTCGAGGTGAAGGTGAAGAGCGACAACGGGCTGATGGGCGACGTAGACGACAAGGACATCGTATACATGAGCGACACGAAGGAGAGCTTTGTAAACAAGAAAGACGACCTGGAGTTTAAATTCACCACCGCCCTCACCTCGAAGGAGTGCAAGCAGCTGGGCGTGAACAACAGCGTGAAGCTATCCTCGCCGATGAACACAGCCACAGGCGACGCACTGGGCTCCATCTACGACCGCAACTCTGAGACCACCGCCAAGCCAGAGCAGCACTATGTGGACAACTTCTGGCAGGAGTGGCACGAGCCGAGGGTGGAGATGCGTCAAGGCATGATGGACCAGGGCAAGGCATCACCCTTCGGCAGGTATCACCTTGCCAGCATCGGCAAGACGTTCTTTGTGGAGGGCATCGACCGCAACCTGGAGAACGGCACCGCCACCCTCATCCTAAAAGAGGTGTTCTAACGATATTCAAAAGATGTTATAACAATAAACAAACGGCATTATGATAGACGTCAAGATATTGGCCAAGCAACGGCAAGCCCAAGGCTCTGGTACTGGCAGCGGCACATCGGGAGGCGTGAGCAGCGGCACCATCGAGGAAGCCCTGCACGCCACCCGCGCCGACAAGGCGACGAGAGCCGACGCAGCCGACCAGGCAGACTATGCCAAGCGAGCCGGCTTATCGCAAAGAGCCACCGTGGCAGACCGTGCGCTGGAGATCGACGGCGATGCAGAGATACTGCAGAAGTATGTGCGCAAGGACATAGACGACACCGTGCACGGCAAGCTGACGATGGAAGACGTGCTGGCACTACTGAAAGGCTTCAAGCTGGGCAGCGATGGCAAATACCACATCGACGAGGCGGGCGTGGCTGTATTGAAATCGCTCGTGGTGGAACTACTGCAGGCGGACGATATTCGAGGCGACAAAGCATTGCTTCAGGCACTAGAGGTGGTAGGCAAGGCGTTGTTTGGCGGCGAAGCGGATTTTAAGGCTGCCGTGCAGATGGATAGCCAGCTCCACGTCAAGGGTGCCACTCAATTCGATGATGCAATCTCTTCTCCCGACTTCGCCTCGGGCTTCCTCGACGGCAAGGGCTGGAGGCTCAAGAACCAACCCGTCATCAACGCAGCCGGGGCACAGGAGAACCGATACACCCTGGAGCTAGACAACCTCATCGTGCGTGGTACCATGCGCATCTTCGAGATGATTATCTCCCAGCTCCTGGGCGAGAACGA